GAAACTAAAAGAATCGAAATATTAGAAGATAAAGTAAGTGATATTGGAAGTGATTTAAAAGAAATTAAAAATTTACTGAGGAGTTTGATAAATGAATCCTGATGAAGTTTCTCTTGAAGATATAAGTAAAATGTTTGAGTATGAAAAAATTTCAAGAGTAATAGATAGTATGGGCGATATTGACCAACTAAAAAATATAACAAAATGTTATATTAAACTTTATTTAAAACAACAAGAAGTAGTTTCTAAACTCTAATGGCAAACAACACAGTTACTTTTGATCCAACTTCAGGTGTTGCATATGGTGTTAATTTAGTAATTAATACTGGGGCAAGTTTTGTTAACGACTTTAGTGTTTTTGATGTATCTGGAAATCCTTTCAATTTTACGAATTGGACAGGATCTTCTCAAATGGCAAAAAGTGTTTCTGTAGGATCTACTTCATACGCTATAAAAACATTTAATGTTGGATTTACAAGTGCCGCTAATGGAAAGTTTAATATTTCTTTAGGATCTACAAATACAAGATCACTAACTGAAGGTAGATATGTTTATGATGTTTTAGTAAGTTCTGGATCAACAATTTATAGAATTATTTCTGGAAATGTTTTAGTTATTCCTGGAATATCTTCAGCACCATAAATATTTTTAAAACAAACAAATAAATGGCGCAACCTGCAAGCAGACAAGAATTAATTGATTATTGTAAAAGAAAACTTGGCGCGCCTGTCTTAGAAATAAACGTGGCAGATGAACAAATAGAAGATTTAGTTGATGATGCCGTTCAATTTTTTCAAGAAAGACATTTTGATGGTGTCTATCAAACCTATATGAAATATCAAATTACTCAAGATGATATTGATAGAGGAAGAGCAAGAGGTGGGGATGCAGGTGGAGTTGGAATTGTCACTACCACAGTAAATCAAACTGTCGGACTTACAAATTCTTTTAAATATGAAGAAAATAGTAATTATTTACCAGTTCCACCATCAGTAATTGGGGTAAATAAAATATTTCACTTTGATGGAAGCAATAGTATATCTAACAATATGTTTAGTGTCAAATATCAACTGTTTTTAAATGATATTTACTATTGGGGTTCTACAGAACTTTTAACTTATGCAATGGTCAAAACATATCTTGAAGATATTGACTTTTTACTAACCACGCAAAAACAAATTAGATTCAATAAAAGGCAAGATAGGTTATATTTAGATATTGATTGGGGAAGTGTTTCCGTAGGTACTTATTTAATTATAGACTGTTTTAGAACGATGGATCCTAGTGATTACACTAGAGTTTGGAATGATTCATTTTTAAAAATGTATGTTACTGCATTAATTAAAAAACAGTGGGGACAAAATTTAATTAAATTTCAAGGAGTTAAACTTCCTGGTGGAGTTGAATTAAATGGTAGACAAATATATGATGATGCTCAGAGAGAAATTGATATTATAATGGAAAAGATGTCAAATACTTATGAACTTCCTCCTTTAGATATGATAGGATGAATTTATGCTCAATCCATTTTTCTTACAAGGATCTGCAGGAGAACAATCACTTGTTCAGAGTTTAATAAATGAACAACTTCGTATGTATGGAGTTGAAGTTTATTATATTCCTAGAAGGTATATTACAACAAATACGATTATTAAAGAAGTAATTGAATCTAAATTTGATAATGCGTTACCATTAGAAGCTTACGTTGATACATACGAAGGGTATGAAGGACAAGGAACGATATTATCTAAGTTTGGGATTCAACCACTATCAGATTTAACTTTAATTATTTCTAAAGAAAGATTTGAAACGTATATTACACCACTAATTAAAAATATTCCAGATATAGAACTTGCAACAAGACCAAAAGAAGGAGATTTGATTTATTTTCCACTTGGAGATAGATTATTTGAAATTAAATTTGTAGAGCACGAAAAACCTTTTTATCAACTTCAAAAAACATATGTATATGAATTGAGATGTGAACTGTTCAGATATGAAGATGAGGAGATTGATACCGGTGTCGAACAAATAGATGATAATGTTGAAAAATCCGGTTATATCGAATCTTTAAGTTTAATTGGATCTGGATCTACTGCAACTGCAATTGCTGGAATAGTTAACGGTGGAGTTAGATTTATAACTATCAGCAATAGAGGAGAAAAGTATACATCTATACCAAGAGTGGCAATTTCATCTGCTCCTGCTGGTGGTTTAACTGCTGTTGGAGTAGCATCGATGATATCTGGTCTTGTTGATTGTAATGGAACAACTTCGTCTAAAGTTCAAAGGGTCGATATTATTAATTCTGGATATGGATATACTACTCCACCGTCTGTTGCATTTTTTGGTGGTGGTGGAGTAGGAGCTGCTGCAACTGCAACAATTGGTGATGGAGTTGTTGGAATTATAACTTTAACTTCTGGAGGATCAGGGTATTCAACTGTTCCGACAATTACATTTTCATCCCCAGCTGGAGTTGGTGTAACTGCAACTGCTATTGCATATCTAAACTCCGTTGGAATTGTTACTCAAATTGGTATCACAAATGCCGGTCTTGGTTATACAATATCTCCAACTGTTACTATATCTTCACCATATATTTCGGGAATTGGAAATTATATTTTTAATGAAACTATAACAGGATCATCTAGTGGAACAACAGCAAAAGTAAAATCTTGGAATGCTTCTACAAGCATATTGCAAATTTCAAATATAACTGGATCTTTTGTAAATGGAGAAACTATTACAGGGTCTGAGTCTGGAGCAGTTTATCAATATAGAAAAATTTCAATTTCAAATGCGGATGATAGTTATGCTCAAAATACTACAATAGAAAATGAAGCGGATGATATAATTGACTTTACAGATAGCAATCCATTTGGGATGCCATAAATACTTTATTGGATAATAAATAATTATATAAGGAATTCCTAACATATGTTTGAATACTTTTACCACGAAATTATAAGAAGAACCGTAATTGCTTTTGGTTCATTATTTAATGAGATTTCAATTAAACATACAAATGATTCTGACCAAATTGTAAGTACTGTTAGAGTTCCTTTAGCTTATGGTCCAACTCAGAAATTTTTAGCAAGACTTGAGCAGGTTCCCGATTTAAATAAACCAATTCAAATATCTTTACCAAGAATGTCGTTTGAATTGATTGGAATAAATTATGATTCCAGTAGAAAATCAACTACTACTCAAACTTTTTTGAGTGGATTGAAAAGTGATGGTACACAAATTAGAAAAACATATCTTCCCGTTCCATATAATTTGGATTTTGAACTTAGTATTTTTTGTAAATTGAATGATGATATGCTTCAAATTATCGAACAAATATTACCGTATTTTCAACCGGCATATTCTTTGACTGTTGATCTAGTATCATCTATTGGGGAAAAAAGAGATATTCCTGTGATTTTAAATTCTATTTCGATGAGTGATGATTATGAAGGTGACTTTAAAACCAGAAGAGCTCTTTTATATACATTAAGATTCACTGCAAAAACATATCTGTTTGGTCCAGTTTCTTCTTCTGGAGTATCGGAAGACATCATCAAAAAAGTTTCTATTGGATTTGTTGCAGGTGGTGAAACTTCAACACCAACAAGAGAAGTTACCTACAGTGCAGATCCAAGAGCAACTAAAAATTATACAGGTACTGTAATTACAAATCTTTCTGAAGATGTCGATACATCAACAACTATAATTACAGTAAATGATGCAACTAACATTTTACAAAACACTTACATTTATGTTGATGAAGAAGAAATGTTTGTTAAATCGAAATCTTCCAATAAATTGACAGTTACAAGAGGTGCCGATGGATCATCAATAACTCAACACGTTGCAGGTGCAGGTGTTAAAAATATTACGAGTGCAGATAATCAATTGATTGATTTTGGAGATGATTTTGGATTTAACGGAACACTATGAAAATGACAAAAAAATATGACAAGTTAAATGATGCTTTTAATGTTGCGGGAGAAATAGTATCACAAGAAGTGTCTGCAAATTTAATCGACAATACTACCGAAAAATCATCTTTAATTTCTGACGATATTCGAAAAGATTATGAATATACTCGTGGCAATCTTTATTCCATTATTGAAAAAGGGCAGGAAGCAATTAATGGAATTCTGGAGCTGGCACAAGAAAGTGAGATGCCAAGAGCATATGAAGTTGCGGGGCAATTGATTAAAAGTGTTTCTGATGCAACAGAAAAATTAATGGATTTACAGAAAAAACTTAAAGATCTGGATGAACAAAAAATAAAAGGTCCCACAAATGTTACAAATGCTCTTTTTGTGGGATCTACTGCAGAATTATCAAAGTTGTTAAAGAACGGACTTACCGAAAACGATAAATAGTAAAAAGGGAGAGAAATCCCAAAGTACTATTGTTGCTAATAAAATGTCAAAGGATGATCTACCTTCAATTGAACAATTTGTTTTTGATGGCAATTTGCCCTCAATAAAAGAATTTTTAACAGAAAAAACAGAAGATAAATTACCATCTGTTAAAGATTTTATTGAAAAGGAAGAAGAAGATATAAATGAAATAGTTGAGGAATTTATACCCGATAAAAACAATTTAGAACTTAATGAAGTTCTTCGTTTAATTAATGATCTTAGGGAAAATATTCCTGACATTCCAGAAATAAAATATTACGATAAAGAACTTGAAGATATTTGTGAGTCTATTCAAATACTCACATCTTCTATTCCAGAAGTAAAATATTACGATTCAGATATTGAAAGATTACAGAAAAATATAGAAGAAGTTAGATCTGAAATTCCAATTTTCCCCAGATGGGTAAATGAAGTAAATGAAGTTCCAGATTTTTCTTGGATTGGAAAGACATTCAGTGTTATTGATGATGATTTTGGTAAGGTTAATGATACTATTGAAACTCTTCGTGAAAGGATAAGGATTAATATTGAGGAAATAATAGAGGAAAATGAAACAAAACTTTTTGAAAATAAAGTTCAATTTAAAAATGAAGTAGAAGAAATTGACAAAAAATATCAAGAAGCAAATAGCAAAATTTGGAAAGAACTTAGAGAATCATCTCTTAAAATTTGGGAATACCATAAAGAATTTAAAGATGATGATAGAAAATTAAAAAAACAAATTGCAAACGAATATAATTCTCTTAAAACCAATATTGAAGAAAAATTAAAAGAATTTAATGAAAATAGTATAAAAACGGATAAAGTTCTCTTAAATTATTTTGAAAGTCTTAAAAAAGAGATTGCAAATCTCCCTCAAGTTAAATATTATGATGAAGATATCAGATATGTCAGAAAAGACATCAAAGATCTTTTTGAATTAGTAAAAACTATTAAGTCCGAACAAAAAGAACTACAGGAAAGTTTATTAAGAGAACCTCCGGAAGAAAAAGAATCAATAGGTGTAACACCTGATCCATTAACTCCTTTAGATCAAAAATTTGCAACTCTTGATGATCTTGCAAATCATTATAAAATTTTTATTAATAGAATTCAAACTCAACTTTCAACGATGGGAGGTGGAGGTGCTGGATTTATCAAAGATCTTTCTGATGTTGATATCACCGGTATTGCAACAGATTCTATTCTGAAATATGATTATACAAACAGTAAATGGATAGTTGGAGTTGGAGCTGGAAGAACAACGTTAGTAACGTTGGACGATGTAAATACGTCAAATCTTGGAGATGGGAGATTTTTAAGATATGATGCATCTTCATCAGAATTTACTTTTTCTCCAGTATCTGCAACAAATTTAGAACTTACTGCCGGAGATATTCAATCTGGAGTCGTGACTACAAATTCGACATCACCATCCGTAATAATGTCAATAAGTGCCTCAATTTATAGGTCTGTCAATTATCTAATACAAGCCACGGAAGGGACAAATTATAATATGACTCAAATTAATGTTTTACACGACGGAACTCAAACTTATCAATTAGAATTTGGATCAATTAATCAACCAATAGGAATCGCAACTTTTACAACAGATATTAGTGGTGGATCTTTAAGATTAATCGGTTATCCAACATCTACAAATACAACAACATTTAAAACAGTTTTTACTGCAATAGAAATTTAATAAGAAATAAGTATAATAAATATAGAAGATTCCTGAAATAATTGGATGAAATCCAAATTTACCAAATTTACTCATAAAACTTCACATTTAAAAGGAAAACAACATCAGTTAGATCCAAATTTAGATTTGAAGCAGTTAGTACATCACGCAACAGTTCAGTATGTTGATCGTGATGCTGATGGTGATGTTGACGTTTATGATAATCCAAAGAAAGGAATTCCTGATGAAAATCCTATTGCAAACTTTGCAACAGTATCTAAAAAATTAATTGCGAAACAGAAAGGTGAAGTTAAACATACACGCAGAGGTATGGCATATGAAGACCTTCGCAAATGGTTTGGAACTGGTGGAGAAGGTGGAGTTGGTGGTGGTGGATGGGATAGATATAATACGAAAGGTGAAAGAATTGGTAAATGTGCTCGTGAACCTGGTGAACCAAAACCAAAAT